ACCAATACTCGCCATCCTGGATAGCAAATACCATAATCTCATCTTTACGGCCACCGTTCAAAAAGAACTCAACCGCCTTACGCTCTGAATTGTTGCACTTGATCGTTGTCATAACTCTTATTTTTTTATTGTTATTATCTTTATTTCTATGTTACAAAGGTACACAATTTTCTGCACTTTTGCAAGTTTTAAGGCTATTATTTTCTATCCTTTAACATTATTTAGTATAGTAAATACTGTACTTTTTGAAAGAAAACACTATATTTGCACCCGAAAACCTTTAAAAAGTAAGAATTATGCGAATAAAAGACGTATTGAAAGAAAAAGGGCTGAAACAACAGGACTTAGCCAAAAAGATGGGTATTAGCCTGTCAGCCGTTAAACAAATGCTCGGTGCTGATTCCCTCACCACCTCAACACTTGAAAGGATCGCGGCTGCTGTAGATGTACCCGTGTGGCAATTCTTCATCGGCCCCGACGATCTGGCTAACCAGGTAGGCGGTAAGTCGTTTTGCTGCCCTCATTGTGGCGGGCCTCTAAAAATCGTCGGGGCATGAATGAACTTACGCAACATAAATTTGATATATTGGCCTCGATATATGCGCTACCCTGCACCATTGAGGAATTAGGCCAAAGAGATTTTTGCAAAAAATTGCCTCTTTGGTACGTCAAAATTATACTAAATTCGTTAGAACGCCGGGGCTATATTGTAGAACTCAAAAGCGGCATCTACAAAGCCGTGAAATCAAAAGCCAGGCCGATACTTAATTATTACGAATACGAAGTAGATTAGATATGCACAAATACGAGATAATCAGAAATAACGTTACCAATCTACTCAAAGAATTTTCATGCTTTGAGTACAAAGGTCATGGTATGCAAATAGGTATATGGGAAACTGAGGATTTCCAAAGCCTCACCAAACCCGTAGGGGATAGTTTTTGGAGTGGAAAATTTCGCCTGTGGGTATTCATCCCGGATCAGAACGGCCAACAGATCAAAGTAGAAGTTTTCTTAATGTCCGTGTACGAATGGGAAACCGTATTTGAGGGCTACATTGAGAATGTAACGGATATATCGAAAATACTTAATTTCCAATTAGGGCTACCCAAAAAGAATAGCGTATGACACTGAAAAAAAAAGCGAAAGAAATAATATAATGGCTTCGGGTCTCTAAAGATAATGGCGGGCTAAGTACCCGCCACTTTCTTTGCTTACCGTTCAAACGTGTAGAGTTGGCCCAAAGTCATAAGTACGACTATCACACCGTCTATCTTACGATATTGGGAAATCTTCAACGGCTTCTTATTCTCCAGGTTATCTTCATCCAATACGCAATTTGTCAGGCAATAGACGTTAATAGGGTTATCGTTCAACGTTATACGTGGGGGATCATCATACGCCAACATTTCAAACGACTCTACGGGCAAATTGAAATTGCCGTAAGTCTGGCTGTATGATTGCAACTGCTTATCGCCACCCATAGCGCGTAGTATGTTAACCAAATCCTGGGCCTTATAACCGTCGTAGCCGATACGTATTATGTTAAGCACCTTAGATCGTGCCTGTATATCGTTGGCTATCTGCCTTACGTCTATCTTACGGCCCTTACAGAATTTCAAGTGCCCCTGCTCATGCCACAATCGGTAAAGCCTTTCGTTGGGGTGCCCTTTCAAAGCACCTACCGGGAAATAGTAATCTACGTGGCTGTAGAAACGTTTGCTTTCGCGTACATAGATCGTGTAGGCTACCGCGCTGAAATCATCATGCACCGATAGGTCGAAAGCTACCGCGCAATCTGGACGGCCCTTAACACCGTCAATATCAAAGTTACCCGTAAGTGCCTTTGCATCTTGATAGCCAAACCAGGTCTTTATCTCATTGACCGTAAAGATGTTCAACAGCTTAGTGCGAAACGCCAACATATTTTCGGCTGATAGCTGCGCGTTCTGCCACTCGATTTCGTAGTAGTCCGGCTGCACCGTAATGCCCAAATGGGGCTGCACCTTTCGCCAGGTTCTTGGGTCGCCCTCTTCATCGTCGGCATCTGGTAGAAACAGATCGGCAAACATAACGTCGTTTTCAGCCTCACCGCGTAATACCTTTTTCACGCCCTCTAACTCCTGATAGCACGGCCCGTCTATCACGTCGCTTGCCGTAGTGATAATCACCGTTAGCGGATTCTTACGCGGCCCCATAGACGTAGTAAGCACATTCTTTAGGTCTGCACCGTTCTTGTTGGCCGTGTTGCGTGCCTGGGCGTATTCGTCAAGTATTGCCAGGGATGCAAACAAACCGTCTTTGGTCTGGGCATTGGCCGTTAGGCATTGTGCCAGGCTCTCACGGCCCCGATCCTTGAAAGCCACCATTTCGCGGTTAATCCTGAAATGCTTTTGTTTCGGGTCTAAGTCAAACATTATTAGACGTATCTCATTAAAGCATTTTTTCGCCTGATCGTAAGAGTTGGCCCCTACGTAAGCCTCTGCGTTGTAATCTCCAAATAACATATCGTCAACGGCCAAAAACGCTGCAAAGGTTGTCTTACTAAACTTACGGGGCACAAAGATATACACTATACGGATCAGCCTACGGCCATCAGGCCGGGCAAAGCCAAATATGTTAGCGAATTGGAATGCCTGTACGGGGGTCAACTTGTAACGCTGCCGTCCCGTCGTACCGCTAAACCTTAGTTTCTCATACAAACGTATTTTCTTCTGCACCCGCTTTGCTTTCCACTCCCACCTATCAAGCATCTGGAAATACCTACGTATCTTCAAATGCTCATACAGGTTGTGATCGTCCGGGTTGCTGATTACGTCTATTACGTACTGACGTAACCGTTTGTCGGTATCTTCAAGTGCGTACGCGTAATCAGCCAGATAACCGTCTAAGTTTGCCTGTAGTTCCGTTACTACCTGCTGCTTATAGTCTCTTTCGTTTCTCCTTTCTTCCTGGGTCATAGCTTAATACTTTTTGCCGTGTAGTCTCTGACGCTGCGCGTTAAATTCCATCTTACGTTTAATATGCCACTCAATATCAAAGCCTATTTGTCTGGCCCATTCCTCAATATAGCTGATACTATCTATTAGCTGTATTCTGTCAGGGCCTAAAATGCCATATATCAGATCGTAGGCTTTTTCAGTAAACAACTTACCGGGTTCCGGCTTCGGCCAAAAACCATCACCTAACCGCATATCGGGGTACTTCTCACCGATCAGATCAAAGATACGTATTACCGCGTCTGCCAATTCCTCTTCAACACTGCCCTTTATGTAGGCTTCGTAACGCTCTGCAAAGTCTGGATGCAACCAGGTATTTTGTATAAAGCCTATCATATTGGCCCTGTAATCCTTACGGTCTGCCTCTACCGCTTCCATAACCTCGCTGACAACCAGGCAAAGCCAATGGGCATCGCTTTTCTTCTCATCGTGGAAACCGTGCGCCGTTGCTATCTCATGCGCCCGGATTGAATACATTTTGATTTTCTCTAATTCCATTTTGCTATATTTTTAATCGTTGCTATCGTCGTTAAATTCCTCCATGAACTTTTTAAAATCGTCGCCGTCTGTCTTACGGTCTTTGCTATCGGTATTCATACCCAAAGCCCTTAACGCCCTCTGGCTCTTCTCTACAAAGTCCAAATATAGCTTTTCCTTTGGGCTGATACTCTTACGCTCGTTACCCTCCCTGGAAACTTCTACGTTAATGGCATCGTGGCCGTCTGCCAAAATCTCTTCTGCCAGGATTTCAGTACGTACCAATAGCTGCGCTGTGACGGTGGCCTGTATTGACAATTCAGCCGTATATTTGCCCTGCTCTTTGAGCAACTTAACCAGGTAGGCTTTCTTACCGCTGATCTTTGACTTAATGCGCTTGGCCGTCTCTTCATCTGTCGTAGTCCCTGACAAAGCGGGTGTTTCCGGCTTCGGCTCTTCTTTAGGCTGCTGTGGTAGAAAACGCTCTGTATATCCCTTGTGCTTATTGCGCGTCTTGTTATAGAAGATCACCGCCGTAGTGTCCTTTGCCTCTACCAGATCAAACAAAGCCTTTTCCGCCAATTCATCCCTGTACTCTTTGGCAAACTCTACGGCATCATCTACGGCCTGCTTAAACTCTACGTCCTCGGCCATCCATTGCCTGAACGTCCGGGGATTCAAGCCTATTGCAGTACACGCTATACCCTTAAAGCCTTTCTGCCTTATGATCTCGGCTACTATAGCCGCTTTCTTCTGCTCTTTGTCCTGTATCATTTTTCAAAAGAATTAATGCCGTCGAAATACTCTTTGTAAAACTCATACAACCCGCGATCTATAATAATACTGCCTTGCTCTGTTCGCGGATTCGTGTTAATATTGGCTGACGTTTGAATACCGAAATAGAAATTATCGGCCTCATTGCAGCCCGCGTATATCTTGCTGTGATTCTTGAATACTGCGGCGCGTCCGGCTTCTGGGTGTTCTGCATAGAATTTCTTAACCATCTGCCACTCGATTTTATACGATCCTGGGAATATCTCGCCTAAATACATATCAAGTTTCTTAATGCGCCCTGCATCAAACCACTGCTGCACCTGTAAAATATCCTCTGCGGCCATACACCAGGTAGATAACAGGCAATAGTCTAAATCGTGCTGATTCAAAACTACTTTCAGGTACGTTAAGCTGTCAACGTCGCCCGCCGTAATGAAATTGTAGGTAACGCCGTTTTCCAACTTGACGTACCTCATTGCTTCCAACATCTTTACTTCGCTAAATGCGCGTCGATACTCATAGCGTTGCGATAATTCGGTACATTCCTTAGTACGTCTGTGCGCCCGCTTCGCCACGGCTGCATTAGCCAGGCCGTCGTTATCGTCTGGCGTTACCTGGCTTTCAGGCTCCGGCTTTGCTTCGGGTTTTCCGAAATTACCGAAATCAAATGCTTCGTCGTAATTCATATATCGTTTTATTTAATATCCAAAAATCGGCAAATCAATATGGGAAACGTTAAAAGGTCTTAGCCCCCACAGCCTCAAAAAATCACTCTCGCATGAAGAGAGGTTTGGGCGAGGTTTAACCCCTACTCCCGTCTGTTAAAAAATGCCCGCCCCTATTAACATTTGTGCAAAAATTTGTAAAAGTAAAAACTTTTCCCGAAAGTCCTTTAGCTGTTC